GACGTTACTAAGCGAAATAGAAATGGACAGACAGCGTCTGGTTTATATTCTCTTTTTATCCCAATGGAGTGGAACTACGAAGGATTTATTGATGAGTACGGAAGCCCAGTCTTCAATACTCCGAGTAATGAAACATTTGATCCACACGGGGAGTTAATAGATGTAGGCGTAATAGATAATTGGCAAAATGAAGCTGATGGTTTAAAAGGTGATCAAGACGCATTAAACGAGTTTTACAGACAGTTTCCACGTACTGAAGAACACGCTTTTAGAGATGAAACAAAAAATAGTATATTTAACTTAGTAAAAATATACGAGCAAATAGACTACAACGAAGAAATGTACAGAACACTTGGTGTTTCAACTGGTAGTTTTCAATGGGTCAACGGAGTAAAAGATTCAAACGTTATATTTTATCCAGACCCACAAGGTAGATTTAAAGTAAGTTGGGTACCACCAACTCATATACAAAACAAAATAATAGTAAAAAATGGCACGAAATATCCTGGCAACGATCATATGGGCGCTTTTGGTTGTGATAGCTACGACATTAGTGGCACGGTAGATGGTAAAGGTTCAAAAGGTGCTTTACACGGTCTAACTAAGTTTAGCATGGAAGACGCACCAGCTAATACGTTTTTCTTAGAGTATATAGCTAGGCCACAGACTGCAGAGATGTTCTTTGAAGACGTTCTAATGGCTTTAGTTTTTTACGGGATGCCTTTACTCGCAGAGAACAATAAACCTCGTCTATTGTATTATTTAAGAAGACGTGGCTACAGAGGTTTTAGTATGAACAGGCCTGATAAAGTTTGGAATAAACTTTCAACTGCAGAAAAAGAAATAGGTGGTATACCAAACTCAAGCGAAGATATTAAACAAGCGCATGCCGCGGCAATAGAAATGTATATACAAAATCATGTTGGCATGAACGCTGAAGGTCAATTTGGCAATTGTTATTTTAACGAATTATTAAATGACTGGGCTAAATTTGATATAAACAAAAGAACAAAACACGATGCTTCTATTAGTTCTGGTCTTGCAATAATGGCTTGTAATAGGCATTTATACAGACCAAACGCTGTAATAGAAAAACCGAAACTAAATATAAATATTGCTAAATATACAAATACTGGTAATATGTCTAAATTAATTAAAAAATAAATATGGTTGTAAAAAGTTATTTTCCTTCTCAAGTTGTAAGTGACGTGGAAAAAATGAGTTATGATTACGGTTTGAAAGTTGCTAAAGCTATTGAAGCTGAGTGGTTTCACACTGAAAGAGGTAGTAACAGATACATGACTAACCACAATAACTTTCATAATTTAAGGTTGTATGCTAGAGGCGAGCAATCAATACAAAAATATAAAGATGAGTTATCTATTAATGGTGATTTATCTTATTTAAATTTAGACTGGAAGCCAGTACCTATTATACCTAAATTTGTTGATATAGTTGTAAATGGTATTGCAGAACGTACATATGATATAAAAGCTTATTCTCAAGATCCATACGGTGTTAGTAAACGTACTGAATATATGAATTCAATGTTAAGAGACATGAGATCAAGAGAGTTTAATGATTTTGCTCAGGAAAACTTTAACATGAATACTTATGAAAATCCAAAAGAGATTTTGCCTGACACAGAAGAAGAATTAAAACTTCACATGCAATTAAACTACAAACAAGCTGTAGAAATTGCTGAAGAACAAGCTATAAACACTATAATGGAGGGTAATAAATATGAGCTAACTAAAAAACGCTTTTATTATGACTTAACTGTTTTAGGTATTGGCGCTGTAAAAACTAGCTTTAACACTTCTGAAGGAACTACAGTAGATTATGTTGATCCTGCAGATTTAGTTTATTCATATTCCGAATCACCATATTTTGATGATATATACTACGTAGGTGAAGTTAAAAATATACCTATAAATGAGCTTGCAAAAGAGTTTCCTCATTTAACGCAAGAAGATTTAGAAGATATAATAAAAAATAGATATTACGAAAAAACTAATTATAATCAAGGTCATAATTACGCTGAACAAGATAATAATAAAGTTCAAGTTTTATATTTTAATTATAAAACCTATATGAACGAAGTTTATAAAGTAAAAGAAACTGGTACTGGCGCTGATAAGATATTGCCAAAAGATGATACTTTTAATCCTCCTGAAGACTCAGATAATTTTGGTAAACTACACAGGTCTATAGAGTGTTTATATGAAGGAGCATTAGTATTAGGCACAGGTAAGTTGTTGCGATGGCAGATGGTTAAAAATATGATGAGACCTAAAAGCGATTTTACAAAAGTTAAAATGAATTATGCTATTGTAGCGCCACGCATGTATAAAGGTCGTATAGAGTCGTTAGTACAACGTATCACAGGGTTTGCTGATATGATACAGTTAACGCATTTAAAATTACAACAAGTATTATCACGTATGGTGCCAGATGGTGTTTATTTAGATGCTGATGGTCTTGCTGAAATAGATTTAGGCAACGGTACAAATTATAATCCACAAGAAGCTTTAAACATGTTCTTCCAAACAGGTAGTGTTATTGGTAGAAGTTTTACTGCTGATGGCGATATGAATCCAGGTAAAGTGCCAATACAAGAAATAACTAGTGGTAGCGGTGGTAATAAGATGCAAGCTTTAATTAGTAATTACAATTATTATTTACAAATGATTAGAGATACTACCGGGCTTAACGAAGCTAGAGATGGTAGTACGCCTGATAAAAACGCTTTAGTTGGTGTACAAAAGCTAGCTGCTGCTAATAGTAATACAGCAACAAGACATATATTGCAAGCTGGTTTATATTTAACTTCAGAAGTAGCTCAGTGTTTATCTCTTAGAATATCTGATATACTAGAGTATTCTCCAACCGCTGATGCTTTCATACAGCAAATAGGAGTTCATAATGTAGCTACATTAGAAGAAATAAAAGAATTACATCTTTATGATTTTGGTATATTTATAGAGCTTATGCCTGATGAAGAAGAAAAAGCTCAACTTGAAAATAATATACAAATGGCTTTGCAGCAAAAAATGATAGAGCTTACAGATGCTATTGATTTAAGAGAAATAAAAAATGTTAAACTAGCAAATCAACTTTTAAAAATAAGAAGAGAAAAGAAGTTAGAAAAAGACCAGCAAATGCAAGAAAGAAATATGCAAATGCAATCACAAACAAATCAACAAGCTGCTCAAGCAAAAGCTCAGGCTGAAATGCAAGCAAATCAACAAAAAACTCAAGGTGAAATACAAATTGAACAAGCTAAATCAGAATTGAAAATACAGCAGCTTCAACAAGAGATGCAGTTGAAAAAAGAATTAATGAAACAAGAGTTTGAGTACAATATGCAAATACGTCAGTTAGAAGTAGAAGCTCAAAAAACAAAAGAACAAGAAAAAGAAAATCGTAAAGACGAAAGAACTAAAATACAAGCAACTCAACAAAGTGAAATGATAGAGCAAAGAAAAAGTGGTTTACCACCTAAAAACTTTGAGTCTGCAGGTAATGATATACTAGGAGGTTCTTTAAACTTAATTAACTAATTATTATTATATTATATTATGGCAAAAAAGAAAAAAGAAGAAGTAGTCGAAAAGGCTACTGAAGACAACGTAACTAAAGTTAGTCTTAAAAAAGAAAATAATGATGATAATATCATTAAAGTAGATTTAACTAAAAAACCAGAAACAGATGCCGTTCCAGAGCAAAGCACAGATGAGATTCCTGTACGCGACGAATCCGAAGCTAGCAAAGAAGTACTCGAAGAAAACGTCGAAACAACAGATGAAAAACCTACCGGAGAAGAAGTCTCCGACACAGTTCAAGATGAAACACCCGCTCTTGAGGAAGTAACTGAAGAAGAAGTTCAAGAGCAAACAGAAGAATTAGCAGAAGAAGTTGAAGATGCTATAGAACAAGCTCAAGAAACTGGACAAGCAATACCAGAAAATTTACAAAAAGTTGTAGATTTTATGGAAGAAACTGGTGGTAGTCTAGAAGATTATGTAAGATTAAATCAAGATTATTCTAGCTACGATGATATGACGATATTAAGAGAGTATTATAAACAGACAAAAAAACATTTGACTGATGATGAAATAACTTTTTTAATTGAAGACTCGTTTTCAATAGATGAAGAAATTGACGAGCCAAGAGAAATAAAGAAAAAGAAAATAGCGTTAAAAGAGCAAGTTGCCAACGCTAAAAGCCACTTAGACGGGCAAAAGTCTAAATACTATGAAGAAGTTAAAGCTGGAAGCAAACTCACTAGTGAGCAGCAAAAAGCTATAAACTTTTTTAATAGATATAACAAAGAAAGCGAAGAGAACAAAAAAATAGCGGACAAACAAACTAATACTTTTAAATTAAAAACTCAACAAGTTTTTAACGATAAATTCAAAGGTTTTGAATATAACGTCGGTGATAAAAAA